ACCAATGGCTTCCTCTTGTAACTGAAACTGACGCCCCGATGCAGTCCCTTGTTGTCTGGGTGATCGTACATCACCGCCATGTGTAGTTTGTTCTTGTGTGCCTGTTCACAGATCGTGGCCAGTCTCTGCTCGCTTATCTTATAATCAATGTATAACACAACAATGTCAAACTTAAAAATAGGAACCATATGACAGCAATGGATAATGTGGTCCAAAAGATCAACCTTCGCCCGCGTGATCTGGATCGTTTGATCTTGTAGAGTCTTTTTCGCAAAAGGACAGATTGCCTTTCCAGTTTTTTTATGGACCTTGCTAATCTGTCCTCGAATCCAGTTCTCAATTAACTTACTTTCGTCTGCCACTGGGTTTCCTAGGCTTCCTCCTGCCTGATGTCATTGGCTTCTTTCTTCCGCTCGTCCTTGCCATTGGTTTCCTCCTCTTGGTTGGTATCCGGTTGGTCAGCAGTGCTGACGCTGTTGATGTTGTTATGATAGGCATTCAATCTCCTTTCATCCTGTGTGTACAGTTCCAGCAGTTCTATCTTCCTGCGATGTACAAGATATTTAAGACGCTGTAAGGCCTTCCTGGCATGGAAAGCACCCTGTTGGCTCTGTCGCTCTATGCAATTTTTATTGTGTAGTCTGTATTCATCGAACACGGCCTCGAGGGCACGTGATGTTGCGGTCTCGATGGCCTTACCATCCAGTTTTCCCTTGTAAGGCATTATTTCAATTCCTCGGGTTCAACTGGTGAGAAATGTATTGAATGCCATGGTGCCGTGTTGCCGTGTGCGTTCTTGTATGTCTCACCGGTCTGCAATGATTGTGCGGCCATGAACTCCCTGGTGCCATTGCCGTACCTCTTCTTCTGCACCACCTTACAGGGTCTCCATTCCTGTCCCCGTGCGTAGTATCTCGTGTGGTTGGTCTTCTGTCCCCTTGATGTCTTTACACCTGCCATCCTGATCTACCTCCATGCTTTTAGACTCCAGTATGCCGGACTCAAACTCTTCTGTCCTTTTACCGCTCGCAGTATTGGTGTGAATCTAGCAATGAAACTTTTCTGTCTGGCCGGATTGTTCTTCTTGATTGACATGCCACGCTGTCCAAATCTCACTAGATTGACGTTGCCCGTGGATCGGTTCCTGACATACACAGCACTCTTCTTTGGACCACTTGGTGTCCTGAAAGGTCTATTGAGTGTTACCGTCCTACCCTGGTACTTGGCCATCGTTGTCACCTGTGTTCAACAATGCTTGTTTGGCTGAGTCGATGTCCGCCTGATCTATCTCAGGATGTAGGTCCAACATCTGTTGGTCAGTGTAGCCCTGCATTATCATTTCTTGTATGTGTGTGGTCCTGTTGACCGGTGTGGTGGTAGGATGTGACATTGGAACACGATTCTGATTCATCTGTTCCAGTTCAAATGGGTCCTTGGCCAGTATCTCCTTGATCTTTTGATCTATCATGGCCTTGACGTCTGGTGTGGCGTTGACTATGTCCCTGGTGGTCCTGGCCGCCTTCTCCAACACGTCCATGTCAAGGTTCTTGTCCCTGATGTGGAACGCCATTGGGTACTCTATCTCGCCATCGAATTCTATGCCCTGCCATCTAGCGAACAGTCTGAATAGGTTCTCTTCCGCAAGTTCTAGGTTCTTGGCCTTCTCTGTGAGCTTGGCATCCAACATAGAATATTCTGTCATCATTGCGATACCTGACTGCTGTCTGGTCTGTGCGGTCCTGATGCCTGACATACAGGCCATCCTGTCGATGGCAACTATCTTCTCATTGATCGACTGTAATATCGCATCAATGCTCTGTCCTGTTGGTGATAAAAGGTATGGTTTTAGATTTGGATCGGTCTCGTTTGGTACAGTTATGATGGCACCTGGTCCCGCCGCGGCGTCCACCTCTGGTGTCTTCACAAGACTCGGTGATGTTGACAACCTTATGGTCTGTTCTATCTCTGACAGTTCATTGAAAATTGCGTTGCCCATGTCCGCGATGTCGCCCACGTCTGAGACACCCACTCCCCTGATAGGTGATCTGTTGGCGTATACCCAAACAGCCGGTATCACACCGATCTCGTTTGGTATCTCATCCATTATGTCACTCTTGCCCTTCTCGGCGTTGTATTCGCTCAGTGTTATGGTGTCCTTGGTGAATTCCCTGATGTAATATCTGGCGTTCATACCATAGGCCTTCTGTTCCACCTCCAACAGTTTCAAATAAGTCAGGTCATAGTAACCACTCGGTTGCCTGGTGTATTCCCAATCCAACACGTTCTCTGGTGTGTACACAGAGGCATATGGTCTTATGCCCTGTTGTAGTTCCTCGGCCCTGGTCCTAGCATTTGATTGTGGCTTGTCTAGGAGTATGACACACGACCCATACACAGTGCTCCAGGTGTTGACATCACGCATGAAACTTTCAAAACTCCTGCCTTCTAGGTCAGTGTCCTTCATGAAGTGTTTGAGTTCAGGTGTGTCCTTGATGTTGCCGAAATCCCTCTTGATGGGTTGCCTGTAAAGGAATGAATTGTATATGTGGACTATGGATTTGACATGGTTGTCATAAGGCGTCGTTGCTATCCTCCTGAAGTATTCTGAATCACCTTCGTATTGATATTTTGTTAGGTATTCACCCATCTTGTATTCATAAGATCCCAGATAGGACGACCTTAAAAATTCCCAACGTTTGAAGTGCGTCAGGTATTCAGGATGCACACCAAGTGCCGTGTAGTGGGCACTGGTCCTCTTGGGATCCTGGTTGACTGAAAAATTGCTTACTGTGGCCATTATATTCTAACCTTCCATGTGTTTTGTTGTTCTGTTGGTTCGTAGTCCCTAGTGATAGGAAATAGGAATGATGTAGCATATCCCAATGCGTCTGATATGTGCGAGTAGTCCCTTGCGCCATTCTTCTCTGGTTGTGAAGTGCCTTCCTTGTAGATGTGCCTCTCCATCGCGGTGATCAAACTCTTACATTTTGGATGTATCATGATGCCTCTCTCCCCTGTGCCTGAACAGAACTTGCTATTTACGGCATTGATCCTGTCCCTGACAGGAATGTGTCTCGATGGTGCCTTGACCACGAAACCCGCATTGGAGAGTATGTGGAAATCTGTCTTGGGCGAATTGGTCTTCCTGGCCCTGCCTGATGGATCAGGGTAGGCAATAATCTTAGTGCCCGGGAACCTGTTGTGTATCTCGTTGGCCAGTTCTTCGGTGTTTGAACCATACATCTCTATCTCGTCTATCACGTACATCCGGTTGTCTTTGATCACGAAACAGATCGCAGTTAACGGGTGTACGTTGAAATCGATTCCGATGTGTATGATGTTTTGTCTCTGTTCAAATGTGAATTCTTCTACGTTGTGTTGTCGCTCGAATCCGTAGTATATCCTGCCTTCGTAATTCTCGAACGTGCCTTCGTATTCTTGTTTGAAAACTTTTTGATCTAATTCTTGTCTGGCCTGTTGTATCTCTCCTTCGGGAACGAAACCGCCCTGTACGGTCGTGAATTGATATGAACTCCAATTTGGTTCTGTGGGATCTTGTCCCTGTTGGTAGATGTCATACAACCAGTTTGAAATGCCCTTGGGTGTGCCCGCGAACATGGCCCTGCCACCTGTGTCAGACAGCGTGGGTCTCAAAACTTCGGTGTAGGCTTGCTTGTCTATGTTGGCAACCTCGTCAAGGAAGATGTAATTCAGTTTGGCACCCCTCAGTGCGTCCCTGTTGTCAGCACCTTTCAATGATATCTTGCTACCATTCTTTAGGATGATTGAAAGATCCGCTTCATTGATCTTTTTGGCCCAGTTCAGTTCTATGGCCTTGTGTTTCACAGCGTCCCACCAAACATTACGTGCCTGTCTGTAACTTGGAAGCACCGCCCAAACATTTTGGTCTGGTTGTCTGGCATTGAAGAACAGTTGTCTTATGCCCAATGTGGTCTTGCCAAAACGTCTGCCCGTGCATAACACGACAAATCTCGCTGGATCGTTGGCTACGGTCTTCTGTGGTGTTGATAACTTCACTGTTATTCATCCTCCTGCCACGGTAGTGGTTGTGAATGATCTGTTGAGTTGGGGTCATCTTTCTGATCTAGGTAGTTCCTACCAAGCCAGATCTGCATCCTTACGTCTCCTGCCAGTGCCCTCTCCATCTGTGCCCTTCTCAAACTCTTTTTACCTTCAGCCCTACCGGCATCGATCAGTTTCTTGTATCTCTTTTTAACACCTTCAGCGGTTATGCCAATGATCTCACCTATCTCCTCATAGGTACACATGATACGGGCCAGATCCTTTATGAGATCCTTGTCGTGCTTACGGTATTTCTTGCCAGTGTTGTCTGGTGTCATTATTGTAATCCTTTGTCTTTGACCACTATCCTGAAGTGCCTCGAGTCCGTGTCTCCGTTAGCGGTGGTTATCTGTACTTGTATGGG